AAACAACTTGCTGAGGCCAACAACAAAAAAGATGTGCCTGCATTGAAGGTGCCCGCTGCACCTGTGTATGCACCACCACCTACCAGCACAAACCAGGATGCGGCAGCTTCAGCAGATGAGGCACGTCGTGCCGCCATCCGCCGCCGTGGTCTGATGTCAACCGTTGTGGCAGGAAGCAACTCTTCAACCCTGGGAACCAAGTAATATGCCGAAAGCATCTGAAGCAGAGATCGTTCAACGGGCACTGGACCGATACCAGCTTGCTCGCAATGGACTGAATGAGTTCAGCCAAGTGCATCAGGTGCTGGCTGATTACTGCCGTCCCACCAACGAGTCCGCAGGTCGTGGGCCAACCACAAGCACACCCAACAGCGTAGCCAAGTCAGTGCGTCTGTTTGACAGCACTGCGGTGCTCTGTGTGCAGAAGCACGCCAGCGGTATCAAGTCGTGGATGTCCCCGGCGCAAAACAACTGGTTCAGCTACGAGCCGCCTGATGCGTTCGCTGATGACGAGGAAATCAACTCGTGGTATGCGAAATGCACAGCCGTCGTGGAGAAGATGCTGGCACGCTCGATGTTCCACTCGGCAGATCACGAGTGTATGCTCGACGGTGCAGCCTTTGGTATCCGCTGCCTGTTCACAGACATTGACGAGAAGACCGGCAACATCATTGCGCAGCAGTGGGAGCCTGGGACATTCGCCATCCTGGAGAACGCAGAAGGATATGTGGACAGCGTGTTCCGCGAGAAGGCATTCACTGCCAAGCAAGCCCTGGAGAAATTCGGCGCAGACATGCTGCCGGAGACCACAGCAAAGGAAGGCGCGGAAGCGAGCAAGGCTGGCAACAAACGCCAGTATGTTCACTGCATCTACCCCCGCATCGACTCAGAACGCGACGGCAACTTCCCGATGCTGGCACCGAACATGACGATTGCCTCGGTGTGGATTGACATTGAAGCGAAGAAGATCGTCCGCAACTCCGGCTTCGATGAGATGCCTGCTGTCGCCAGTCGCTACCTGAAGTGGGGTGACTCGGTGTATGGCACCGGAGCGGCATTGATCGCACTCGCGGATGCTCGACAACTCAACAAGCTGCAAGAGCGCCTGGACATCAAGATCGACAAGCTGATAAATCCAGCGATGCTCGTGCCCGATGAGATGGACGAGGACGAAGTGAACCTCGCCCCAGGTGGTGTCACGTTCTACCGTGATCCACAGCGTATCCCCCGCCCACTGGAAATGATTGCCAGCAACGGTCAGGAAGAGATGCTGCGTGTCAACATGCGCAAAGAGTCCATTCGTGATGCGTTCTTTCTGAACATCTTCGAGGCAGTCACCAGAAAGACCAAGGAGATGACTGCGCTCGAAGCGCAACTCATCAGCCAGGAAGCCATCGACTTGTTCTCACCAATGTTTGTTCGTCTCACCAACGAGCACTATGGCCCAACACTCACTCGCGTGTTCAACATGCTGCTTCGTCGCAGTGAGATCGCCCGTAGCGTTGGTGACGTGCAGAACATCGTGTTCCCCGAAGTGCCGCGAAAACTGATCCGCGTTGTTGGCAACATGGCTGAAGTTCCGCCACCAGTGGTGAACTATACCAGCCGCATCGCCCTGGCGCTGAAGCAGATTCACGCTGCTGCACTAAGCCGGTCCATCCAGCGGCGCATGGAGATTGGCAACGTCATCGGTGCTGAAGCGTTTGATGACATCAACCTGCCGGTGGCACTCAAGAGCGTGGACCGTGCGGATGGTCTGCCCGAGAAGTTCTTCCGTTCGCCGGATGAAGTGCAGGCAATGCAGCAGCAACGTCAGCAGATGCAGGCGATGCAGGCCCAGGCATCGGCAGCAAAGGATGCCAGTGTCGCGGCCAAAAACGTCAAAGGAACTCCCGCTGAAGCCCTGCTGCAACCATGAGGACTTTCACAGAGATCATGGTGAGCGAGAAGGTCTGCACGCAGAAGGAGTTCGCTGAACTAACCAAGGCTGCGCTGTCTTCTCCACAGGCAGTTGAATGGGTGAAGAAGCTGTCAAAGATAATTCCGATTGCCGGGATGTCTGCTTCACCCAACGTGAACGAGACCTATTTCAACGAAGGGCAGCGAAACATCGTTGCCGAGATTTGCAGATATGCGGGGGTCGTGTGACTCCTGATCTGCCTAACACAAACCAGAGGACAAAAACACAATGGCTAAAAAGCAACCGTCGCTCAAAGAACTGATCGGCGAAGAACCAAAGAAGACAAAGCGTGGCCGCCCTTCCAAGAAGAAAGCAGCACGTCGTGAGAAGAAACCGACCGGCTTCGCGGAACCAGTGGTTCCAAAGCAGGTGCTCAACGACTCTTCCCCTATTGAAGAGAAGACCTGGGCACATGATGGTATTCAACGCAACACCCTCTAACTTGCACAACCCAACCAGAGGATAACAAATAAATGATTCACAAAAGACTCAGTATCTTGATGGAGCCAGCAGGTGAACCACCAGCAGATGGCGCAGACGGTGGCACACCCCCTCCGGCAGACCAATCTTGGTTTGACCCAAAGACCCTGGCATTCAGTGAAGGATGGCAGGACAAACTCCCTGAAGACTTCAAAGACCTGCGCCCGACAGCAGCGAAATACAAGACGCTTCCCGAACTGGTGAAAGCCAATCGTGAGGCAGTTCAACTCGCTACCTCGAAGCTCGACGGCTATGTCAAGCTGCCGGGCAAAGACGCGAAGCCAGAAGAAGTTGTCGAGTTCAAAAAGAAGCTCGGTGTTCCCACAGACGAGAAAGGCTACGACTTCACCAAGCCTGCCGATGAGCAGATCGCGAAGCTGTATGACGCTCCTGAAGTGGCAGACATCCGCAAGCTGGCACTCGACAAAGGACTCACCAAGGATCAGGCGCAAGGTGTGGTTGATCTCTACATCAGCAAGAAGGTGGATGCGGAGAAGGCATTCGTTGCTGAAGGTGAGAAGTTCATCAAGGAATACAACGACAAGATCGTTGAAGCCTGGGGTGACAAGAAAGATCAGAACCTGCTCGATGCGAAACGCGTCGCTGTCACCATTGGCGGCATCGACCCGAACACGCTCGACACGTATCCGGCTGAACTGACATTGTTCCTGGCGAAGATCGCACAAGGTGGTGTGCTGAAGCAGGATGATCTCGTGTCGCGTGAGCAAATGGGCAACAAGCTCAAAGCGTCTGACCTTGCTCGCAGCATCCAAACCAACAAGGATGACCCCGAGTATGAGGCGTATCACGACCCCAACCATCCAGATCACAAGCGTGTGTTTAACAAGGTGCTTGAGCTAAACGGAAAAGACTGATAAGGTCAGACGTTTTGTGGTTCCTTGCGAGTGCGGGACTTCGTTAATTCGGAGTCCCGCATTTTTGTTTTGACATAAAGTGTAAATGCAACCAAGTTGCATTACTGACAAACACGAGTCGTAAGCCCGCAAGGACACCTGAGACGAGTGCATTAGAAGTGAAGTAATCACCCGGCACGATTCGGACACTGGTTGCGGAACTGAGGTCAACCAAACTTCAACTCACAACACCCGGATAATCATGTCCAACAACATCACTCAATCGTCGCAGGGGATGACCGTTCCCCAAAATTATCGCCGCACGTTCTCCAACAACTGGGAACAGGTGGCACAGCAGGTCAACAAGCGTTTCGGAGACACCGCAGATATGGTGACTTTTGAAGGCAAGGAGAAGGTCTTCCAGGATATGGACGAGACCACCTTCAAGCCCCGCACTGAACGTCTCGCGAAGACCGTGTTGAACGAACTCACGTTCAGCCGCCGCAAGATGACCAAGAAGTCCTACTCGGACCACTATGTGTTCGACAAGGATGACAAGGAATACCTGGACATGCTGGCAGACCCCCGTGGTGAACTGCTCAACAAGTTCAAGTCGTCCTGGTCCCGCCTGTGGGATGAAGAGTTCATCGCTGCTCTTGATGCCACCGTTTATGGCGGCAGCAGCGAGGCGATGAACACCGCCATCAACTTCGACTCCACGAACAACGCCATCGCTGTCAATTACGTCGCCAGCGGTTCCACTGCCAACAGTGGTCTGACGATGGAGAAAGTGCAGCGTGCCCGCCGCGTGTTTGAAGAACAGGAATACGTCAGCAACGGCGTGCCTCTCTTCATGGCGCTGTCTCCGAAGCAGGCTGACGATCTGTTCCAGCAGGCCAAGTCCAACCTGACCGCCAGCTACGCCGACATCGTTGTCGAGTGGTATAACGATCAGGCCAACAAGATGCTGTTCGGTTTTAAGACCATCATCAACAACCGCCTGCCGATTGACAGCAACGACTACCAGAAGGTGTTTTGCTGGGCCAAGACCGCAGTGAAGGTTGCCGCTGACACGGTGACAAACCAGATGGACACACGCCCCGATCTCGAACACGCACTCCAGGTGTCTGCCTATGGCAAGCTCGCTGTGATGCGCCGCTGGGAAAATGGTGTGGTTCGCATCGCCTGCGACCGCTCGCCGTAGTCATCATCTTCTGTCGGCAGTGTTATCCTGCTGACCGTTTGGTGGTATCGTATAACCACCTTCAACACCTAAACTCTTTTCAAACCCATGCCTACCCTCAAGACAGACTTCAAGACTCAGCAGGACGCTCGTGACATCACGTTGCAATACAACCCCACTGCCACCGCAGTTCAATCGCCTCTCCGTGTCGCTCGTTTGAGCTACACTTGTGTCGGCACTGAAGTGACTGCCGACGTGCTCGATCTCGCGTTCCTCCGAGTGAAGAACGCACGCATCGTGCCGGAACTCAGTCGCATCAGCAATCCCACTGGCAGCGGCTCCGTCATCATCGGTGCCAAACTCCAGAAGTGCAGCGTTGACTCCGCTGGCACCATCACCGCAACAGACCTGTCCGCTGTGGCTGATGTCAGCAACAACAGCGTGGCGTTTGCCCGTATCACTGGTGGTGACATCCCGGCTATTGCTGCGGACGAGTATGTGCGCATCCTGCTCTCCACCACGGCGAGCACGACCTTCACGATGGCTGCGGGACAGGTCATCGACTTCGATCTGGTGTTTGAAGCACCTGACGCTCCGTAACCAATAGCCTCTGGTTGGGGCGCTTTACAACGGGGGACTGGTGAGTTACGCTTGCCAGTCCCCTTTTCCATACCCACGAATTATGACCAAGCTACAAATCGTCAACAAGGCACTCGGGTTGCTCGGTGAATACCGTGTGTCAACAGTCACATACGCGGATGCTGCATCCGGTCAGGAAGCGTCACTGATCCAGAAAATTGACGATCAATATGACGGGTCTCGCGACGCTATTATGGCGAGATACCGATGGTCATTTGCCCGCGAGCAAGCAGTGCTGGAACCTGATTGGATTGCCATGACCACCATCGAAGATGATGGCAACGGCTTGGTGAAGATCACCAAGTCTAGTCACGGGCTAAACACCGGTATGAAGGTGCAGACCAAAGACACATACAGGTCCGATGGTGGGTTCTTCATCACCAAACTCACCGGCAATGCTTTCACGTTGGACGACTCCAGATGGAGTGCGGACATTACACTCGGGTCGTATGTCAAAGCACCGCTGTTTGGAAACGATTTCCAATATGCCATACCAAACGACTGTCTGCGGGTAAACTCGGTAAATGGCAAGAAAGCACAAGCATCACGAGGATACTGGACGCAAGTTGGCAACTTCATCATTGTGAACGCAGACAGCGCACGCATCACATACACAAAGCGAGTGGATGATGAAGATTTGTTCCCGGTGTTGTTTACGCAGTGCTTTATCAAGCAACTCGCTGCCGATCTCGCATTGACTGTCCTTGGTGCTACAACGGCACGACAGGAGATGCTCCAAGAACTGGAGACCATCGACATCCCAAACGCACGACGCGCCAACGCCATCGACAAGAAGCAGGAAGTCGAACAGTTCTCTCCGTCAGTCGAAGCCCGTCTCGGCGGAATGATTGACGAACGCTACCCAGGAATTGAAACCAATCCGCTTTACACGTAAGCCATGCCTACTCACCTTCTCAGAACTGCATTCAACACGGGAGTGTTGTCACCGTTGCTCGATGCACGCCTCGACGTGGACAAAGTGGCGAAGGGTTGCCGACAGTTGCAGAACTTCGTCGTGCGCCCACACGGAGGCGCATTCAAGCGTCCAGGATTTCGCTACCTTGGAAACACCAAGAACAATCAGGCGACGCGCCTGATGCCCTTCAACTTCGATCAGGATACGAAATTCGTATTTGCGCTCACTTCCGGTGCTATGCGATTCTGGACCGAAGGTGAAGAAGTGACCCTGCCGATCACGTCAGCGTTCGCCTGGAGTGGCACGACTGTTGATTACACACCTGGACAGTTTGTTCACAACAGTGGCGTTGTGTATGGCTGCAAAACCACACATACACCAACGTCTGGTAACCAGCCACCAGGGACTAACTGGACAACCACTGACATCAAGGTTTGGCAGTCCAGCACTGCATACGTGCTCGGTGACATTGTTCAGATAAGTTCAGGAGGCGAATACTTCTACATCTGCACAACTGCGCACACTTCGAGCAGTTCCGCAGATTTGAGCAAGTTCACTCTGTTCTATAAAACTACGTCTTGGCTCACATCCACTGCTTATGCGGTAGGTGCGTATGTGGGGATAACAGTGTCAGGGAATTATCGCTGGTTCAGATGTAAGTCGGCGCACACATCAGGTGCATCAACTCAACCAGGAACAGGTGCATCGTGGACAACATACTGGACTGAGTATTCCACTATCCCGAGCCACAGCACTGCCAGCCTCGCTTACAAGATTGGTGATCCGGTGAAGGTGGGAACAGACTTGTATTTTGCTACAAGCGATCACACTAGCAGCGCATCAAATGAACCGACTGATGCTGGCTCTCCGTGGAAAAAAGTAACTGGTGTCAAAGCATGGGATGGCACAAGCACTGCACGAGCAACGGGCGACATAGTGTTCTACGCTGGCATGTTTTCAGTGTGCCATACTGCATACACATCTGGAACGTATTGGAATGATATATCAAATTGGGTGAGTATTTCACCACCTACTAATCCAGTGTCCGCTTGGTCAGCATCACCCACATACCAAGAGAACCAAGTGGTAAGTGATGGAGCAAACAAGGCTCTTTATCTCTGTTTGCAGGACCATACCACCTTGAGCACTACTCAACCTGGAACTACTGGTGGAGAGCAATACTGGCAAAAGTTGCGCAACGTGTTCTACTGGAATACTTCGAGCAACTACATTGCAGGTCAGTATGTGTTCCAAGGGTCCACAACCTATCGTGTTGTATCAGATCATACTGCTGGCACTTTTGCCACAGACCTAGCAGCGGGAAAGCTGGTCGCAGAAGCATACATTCTGGAACTTGAGACAGCATACGCCGAGTCAGAGTTGTTCGATGTGAATTACATCCAGATCAACGATGTGGTGTGGTTGCTGCATCCAAACCATGAGACCAAGTTACTCACTCGGTTTGGCAACACTGCATGGCGGCTTGCTTCGATCTCGTGGGACTACCCACCGATGCGCGATGAAAATGTCACTGAGGAAAATACTATCACGTCTTCAGGGACAACAGGTGATGTGACTCTCACCGCGTCCACCGGCATCTTCAATGCAGGTCACGTCGGATCATACTTTGCTGTTGGGCATCGTCGTGAGCAAGCCAGTATTAGGAAGACACTCAGTGCTCAAGGAAACTCATCGTCAATGCGTATGCAGGGGCGCTGGGACATCTACATCTATGGCACCACCTGGGTTGGTGAAGTCACACTGCAATACAGCTATGACAATACTAACTGGTTCAACCTGCGTAGCTGGCAGCAGCCCAAGGCCAACATGCGCACCGTGGCTGCGTCAGGCACGTTTGAAGATGAAGTATTTGTTCGCATTCGCATGTCTTCCTACTCTGCCGGTGGAACAGATGATTATGCGTGGCTCGAAGCCGCTGATGCACGAGTCACAGGCATGGTGAAGATCACGTCTGTGTCATCACCCACCATCGCCGCAGGAACAGTCATATCGGGCAGTGAGATTATGAGCACTGCTGCTACTTCGCTATGGGCGGAAGCAGCATACAGTGACTACCGTGGTTGGCCGCGCACTGGCACGCTGCATGAGGGTCGTCTTACCTTGGCAGGAAGCAACGCAGAGCCACAGATTGTGCGCTTCAGTGCTACGGACGACTTCTTCAACTTCAAGCCTGGGTCGCTTGACACGTCTTCTCTGTCGTTCCAGATCGCGTCCAAGGATAGCAATGCCATCCGGTGGATTGAGTCGGTGCAAAAGACACTCGCCATTGGCACCGTTGGTGAAGAGTGGGTGATGACTCGAAGCACCGAGAGCAAGACCATCTCACCGACAAACCCACCTAACGTGGAAAAGCACTCACGCCGTGGCTCATCTCGCATCCAGGCAGTGTCTATTGGGGATGCTGTTCTGCATCTCCAGAATGACAATTTCCGCGTGCGTGAGTTCAGCTACGACTATCAGAAGAACGGGTATCAATCCATCGACTTGAGCGAACTGGCAGAGCACATTACTAAGTCAGGCATCAAGCAGGTATCCGTGGTCCGTCAGCCTGACACTGTTCTTTACGTCGTTACCAACGATGGGCGTTTGCTCACACTGACGTATGACCGCATCCAGAATGTGGTGGCATGGGCCGAGCACATCACCAATGGCTCATTCGAGTCGGTGGCTTCCATCTATGGTGGAGAAACCAATGCAGACGAAGTGTGGGTTGCAGTGAAGCGCACCATCGGTGGCACTGATTATCGCTTTGTTGAGCGCATGGACCAGGACACATGCAAGATGCGTTTCGAGCAGGACGAGAAAACTATGTGTTACCTCGATGCCTCAGTGATAAAAACCGGAGCAAGCTCGGTATCTGTCACAGGTCTCAGTCACTTGAATGGTGCATCGGTGTATGCCCTCGCGGACGGCAAGGTCCAGGGACCATTCACTGTATCTGCCGGTGCCATCACACTTACCACTGCGGCATCTACTGTGCTGGTGGGTCTGACTTACACAGCATTGCTTCAAGGTGTGCGCGTGGTGCTGCAACTTCAGGATGGCACAAGCGAAGGTCGCAAGATAAAAGCCACACGCATGACGGTAATGACCTACCAGAGCAACGGCTTTGAAATGTCTGCTGATAGTTTCGATGCAAGCCTGCCGTGGCGCAACGCAGCGGGGTCTGAGACGGACATCTCGTTGCGCACTTCAGAAGCACCAAAATGGTTCCCATTGGCGGGCATCGAGAACCGCGCGGCAGACCAGATCAACTGGACACTGCGTTCATCAAAACCCTTGCCAGTCAACATCTTGGCAGTAGAAATGGCTTATGATGTCTTTGGAAACTGAATTTGGCCACAAGCT